CAGGGAAAAATTACATTAAATTGCGAAAGTAATAGTCATGGTCAAGCTATACAAGCACAGGCACATTCTTTAGGTATAGACAATGTAATGTTACTTCCTAAAGATGGAGATTCTACATTAGTTTCAGAAATTTCAACACAAACATTAACAAATAAAACTTTAACTACACCTGTAATTAATGCTGGTGCTCAATTAAAGAATGGATCTACTAGTGCAGGATTTTTAGAATTTTTTGAAGATAGTGATAATGGTACAAATAAAGTTACACTAATTGGTCCAGCATCTACATCAGATATAACTTTAACATTACCTGCGACAGCTGGTACACTAGTTGGAACTGGTGATAGCGGAACTTTACCATTAGCAGCTATTGATATAGATGGTGGTACAGATATTGGTGCAGATTTAACTACATCAGATTTAATCGTAGTTGATGATGGTGCTGGAGGTACTAATAGAAAAGCTGCATTATCTAGAGTTGTTACATTAATGACAGCACAGGGATTTACAACAGATGACCCAACAGCTTTAGCTATTGCTCTTGGATAATAATCATTGACTTTTAAAAAAATAACGATATAATAGTATATAGTAAATAGGAGGAAATAAATGGCAAATACGTTTAAGGTAGTAACCTTTGCAGCAGAACCTAATTCAGCTGGAACGCCATATACAGTGTATACAACACCAGGAAGTACAACAACAGTTGTAATAGGATTGGTGTTAGCTAATATAAATACTACTGCTGTAACTGCAGAAGTAGAATTAGTTAGTACTACATCTGGAGGTGGTAGAGCAGCACAGAATGGTACGTCTTTCTTAGTCAAAGATGTTAGCATACCAACTGGAAGTTCACTTGAAATTTTATCTGGTGGCAAGGTTATATTAGAAACAGGTGATGCAATTAGAATTGATTGCTCAGTTGCAGATAAATTATCAGGAACATTGTCAATAATGGAGATCACATAAGATGCCATATATTGGGAATCAACCATCAGAATCATTTACTTCATTTGCTACTCAAGAGTTTTCTACGAGTGCAACTACCTCCTACACTTTAGATCATGCAGTAACAAATGAAAATGAGATAGCGTTATTTATTAATAACGTTAGACAACAACCTGGATCTGGTAAAGCATATACTGCTACAGGTACAGCATTAACATTATCTGCGGCTACAGCTTCTACAGATACCATGTACTGTGTATTCTTAGGTAGAGCATTACAAACTGTAAATCCAGCAGGTGGATCTATAGGTAGTTCTCAATTATCTGCAGATACAATCACTGGTCAAACAGCTTTAGCTGCAACACCAGCAGATACAGATGAATTTTTAATATCTGATGCTGGAACATTAAAAAGAATTGATTTTACACATATTAAAGGTGCAGGTGCTGGTGAATCTAACGATCCATCTTTTCATGCTTACAATCCACAAAATGGAAGTGTAGCAAACAACACAACAATAATAGTTTCTAATAATACAGAATTATTTGATAGCAGTTCTGCTTATAATACAAGTAATTACAGATTTACCCCACAGGTAGCAGGATATTATTTTTTATATTCAAATGTTAGATACCAATCAAGCACAACTGATTTTGATAGAATTAATTTAGTAATAACAAAAAATGGTGGTGGTATTCTAGCAGCAAGAAATAATAATAAGGATTATAGCACAGTAGGTGTTTCTGGTATTGTTCAAGCAAATGGGTCAAGTGATTATTTTGAAATGACAAGTTATCAAGGTAGTGGTACTTCAGTAAGTATAACTACAGATGATGAATATACTTATTTTGGAGGATTTTTAGTTAAGAAAACATAAAATTAAGGAGGACAATATGGCAAATCTATCAACTAAGATCAAAATGTACGCAGCAGCAAATGGTGTTACTGATGTAGATTTTATGAAAGATGTTATGTTGCAAGATGATAGTGATGGCAAAGGTCCATACATTAAGGAGTGGAATTTAGATATTGCACAACCTAGTGATGCACAATTATCAGCACAAGAATCAGCAGCAGATACAGAAGAAGCCAATAACATTGTGAGAGCTACAAGAAAAGCTGCTTATGGTGATATTGGTGATCAGTTAGACGAAATCTATAAAGATATAGATGCATGGAAAGCAAGAATTAAAAAAATTAAAGATGACAACCCTAAGAGCTAATTCATGGCAATCTCTAAGGTTAACTTTAACAGTTTGAATGTAACACCTACTGCGAGTAAGGTTTTAAAATTTAATTCTAGTAATGATGGCTTAGAGGCAGGGGATGTTGGGGGTGCTTTGGTATTGATATCAGAGCAGACTGCTAGTAGTAGTTCTACAATTAGTTTTACAAGTGGTATAAACTCAACATACAAAGAATATATATTTAAATTTATAGATATACATTTATCAACTGAGAATGGGGATTTTATATTTCAAGGCTCTACAAATAGTGGTAGTAGTTATGGAGTTACTTTAACAACAACTTATTTTCAAGCACAACAGGATGAAGCTGGAAATAATGCTTCTTTGCAATATGTTGCTGGAGTTGACTTAGCACAATCTACAAGTTTTCAAAAATTAATGAGAGATAATAGTGTTGATAACGATGAATGTAATGTTGGAACTTTACATTTATTTAACCCAAGTAGTACAACTTTTGTAAAACATTTTATATCTACAACCACTTCAATTACATCAGAAGGAGATCCAAGATGTTTAAATGCTTTTATTGCAGGTTATTTTAATACAACTAGTGCAATAGACGCTATACAATTTAAATGTACATCTGGAAATATAGATGCGGGAACAATTAAAATGTATGGAGTAACCTAATGGCATTATCTAAATTTAATTTTAATAGTTTTGATGTAACATCAGTTGCAAGCACAGGTCTTGGATTTAATGCTAGTGCTAATGGATTTTCTACATTTAATCCAGGAGCTATGACATTAATTAAAACTATTACAGCATCTAGTGATTCAACAATTAGTTTTGTAGATGGAAGTTCAGACGTGGTATTAGATTCTACTTATCCTGTTTATTTATTTAAATTTATTAATATTCATCCAAGTAGTAATAGTCAAAGATTTACTTTTCAAGGTAATGCTGCTGGAGGGTCTGGTTTTAATGAAACAATGACTACAACACACTTTCAAGCAGAACATAGTGAGAGTGGTACGTCTGATTTTAGATATAGAACAGACTCTGATCAAGCAAACGGAACAAGTTTTCAAGCAATAACTCAACAAGTTGGTAATGGTAATGATGAGTGTTTTTCAGGTAGTTTAATTTTATTTAATCCATCATCTACAACTTTTGTAAAACATTTTATGGCAAGAAATCAAGAGTATGAAAATAGTGATTATAGTCAAGATGTTTATACTGATGGGTATTTTAATACAACATCAGCAATTGATGAAATACAATTTAAATTTGAAAGTGGTAATATAGATGCTGGAACTATAAAACTATATGGTATAAAGGACAGCTAATGGCACTTAACAAATTAAAATTTAGTAGTATAAATGTAACACCAGTTGCTGGACAAGCTATAAAATTTAATAGCAGTGCAAATGGATTTGAGACAGGATCTGCTGGTGGTGCTATGACTGTTATAAAAAAAATAACAGCTAGTGGTAGCTCTACTATATCATTTGTTGATGGATCTAGTAATGTTGTTTTAGATAATACATATAAAGAATATTTATTTATACTTAACAATATCCATAACTCTGAAGCTGATAGAAATATATTTATTAATTTTAGTGCAGATACTGGTAGTAATTATAATGTAACAAAAACTACTACATTTTTTGAAGCATATCATAGTGAGGGTGGTAGCACTGTATCGGGACCTAGTTATCATACAGGTAAAGATTTAGCACAATCAACATCTTCACAGCAACTAATGAATGGTGTAAAAGGTGATGACGATTCATGTGGTGTTGGATTTGTGCATTTATTTAATCCATCAAGCACAACATTTGTAAAGCATTTCTTAGCACATACAAATATAATGCAAGATAATACACACAGTCAATTTGCAAGAGTTGCAGGATACTGTAATACTACATCTGCTATAGATGCTGTTCAATTTTCAGTAAACTCAGGAAATATAGATTCAGGAACAATAACTTTATACGGAATTAATTAAGGAGGAACATGCCCTATATAGGTAAAACACCCACTGTGGGAAACTTTCAAGTCTGTGATGCGATATCAGTCGTAAACGGACAGGCAGCATACACCCTACAAGTAGGGGGT